ACCAGTAATTGTTGAAAATAAAAACAAGGAATGGATTAATTATGGTGAAGATAATAATTATTACCAATATATTATTGATAGATATAATGGTAGTGCTACTAATAATGCTATTATAAATGGTGTTGTTAATATGATTTATGGCAAAGGATTAGATGCATCTGATTCAAATAGAAAACCAGATGAGTATGCTCAAATGCGTTCCATATTTCCTAATAATGATATTAGAAAAACTTGTCAAGATCTTAAATTGCTAGGCGAAGCAAGCATGCAAATAATCTATAAAAACGGAAAAGTAATTAAAGCCGAGCATTTTCCAAGACAAACATTAAGAGCTGAAAAATGCAACGAGAAGGGAGAAATTGAAGCTTATTATTATCATCACAACTGGAGTAAAATAAAGCCCTCAGAACAACCCGAGAGAATTCCAGCGTTTGGTTTTGGTAATAAAAAAACATCAGAAGTAATAATTATTAAAAGATATGTATCCGGTTATGATTATTATGCTCCCGTAGATTATCAAGGTGGATTAGCTTATGCTGAATTAGAAGAAGAAGTAGCTGATTATTTAATTAACGAGGTACAGTGCGGGTTTTCTGGTACTAAAGTAGTTAATTTCAATAATGGAGTTCCTGATAGAGAAAAACAATTACAAGTAAAAACTGATGTTTTAAATAAATTGACAGGAAGTCAAGGTGAAAAAGTAATTGTAGCATTTAATAATAATGCAGAAAGCAAAACAACTGTTGATGATATTCCTTTAAATGATGCACCACAACATTATGAATATTTATCTGATGAATGTATAAAAAAATTAATTATATCACATAGAATTACATCACCTTTATTACTAGGTATAAAAGACGGTAACAGTGGTTTAGGAAATAATGCAGACGAAATAAAAACTGCATCTTTATTATTTGATAATATAGTTATTAAAAACTACCAAGAATTATTAATAGACTCTTTTAACGAGATATTATCTGTTAATAATATTTCTTTGCACCTATATTTTAAAACTTTACAACCTTTAGAGTTCACTGAAATTGAAGAAATTGAAGATGAAGAAACTAAAGAACAAGAAACAGGTGTGAAAATGTCCTCAGACACTTCTAATGAACTTTCTGATGATGTTGCATTAGATATATTAGAAAATTTAAATGGTGAAGAAATAGATAATGAGTGGGAATTAGTAGATGAAAGAGAATATTCTGATGAAAATAAAGATATTGAATCTTGGGCTAATGATCTTATAGAAGAAAAGAAAACATTGTTTCAAAAAATAGCAATGGCAATACCAAACTTAAAAAAAGGTAAAGGTGACTTTTCTGTATTAGATAAAAGTTATTATAAGGTTAGGTATAAATATGCTGAAAAATATTCTAGCGGAAACTCAAGAGAGTTTTGTAAAGCATTAATGAAAAGAAATATGGTTTATAGAATCGAAGATATAGACGCAGCATCTAAAAAAGGAGTAAATAAATCATTTGGGCATAAAGGAAAACCTTATGATCTTTTTAGATTTAAAGGAGGAGTTAGTTGTGGACATTACTGGAGTGAACAACTTTACAGATTAAAGAAAAAAACAAACGGTAAATACATAGAAAAATCAGATAAAATAAAAGACTTTGTAGAAGTTAATGATATACCAAAAACTTACAAAGCTAAACCAAAAGGTTGGAGAGATGCAAAAAAAGCACCTAAAGACATGGCAAACCAAGGACATCATCCGAATTATAAGAAATAATTATGGCACAGGCATTATTTATAACAAGAAATGATTTAGTAAAATATACCGCTGTCAACGGAAATGTTGATACGGATAAATTTATACAATTTGTGAAAATTGCTCAAGATATACATATACAAAACTATCTTGGTAGTGATTTATTTAATAAAATAAGTGATGATATAATAGCTGGTAGTTTAAGTGGTGATTATTTAACTTTAGTAAATGATTATGTAAAACCTATGGTAATACATTGGGCTATGGTAGAATATTTACCTTTCGCTAGTTATAATATAGCTAATAAAGGTATTTATAAAAGTTCAAGCGAAAACGCTAGTGTAGTAGATAAAATTGAAATAGATTTTTTAATAGAAAAATCAAGAAATTTAGCTCAATATTATACAGATAGATTTATTAGTTATATGCAGTTTAATGCACCTAGTAAGTTTAATGAATATTATACTAATTCAAATCAGGATGTTTACCCTGATAAAGATGCTAGTTTTGAAGGATGGGTATTATAAAAAAGACTTACAAGCCAAAAGAGGCAAACGTAAAAAAATTATTAACTTATTTAAAAAGCAATAATGGCTACATTAACAAGCACGAAGATAAAAAACACTTATGATGCACTTTTAAAAGCATCAGATAATGATGCAATAGGAAGTTCTGCAAAACAGATCACAGATGGTTTAGGAAATGCTACACCATTATATATCTCAACAACACAAATAGGAATAGGCGTTACACCAGAATCAGGATTAAACCTTCATGTTTACGGAGATGCTAAAATAGGTAGCAATCTAACAGTAATTGGAAATTTAGTAGTTGAAGGAAGCACTACAACCGTAGGAACAGACACATTAACTGTAAAAGACCCTTTAATTGTACTGGCAAACAACAACACATCTACAGATGCAGTTGACATAGGTTTTTATGGCAAATATACTCCTTCTGGTACTACACTATATTCAGGACTGTTTAGAGAAGCTCTAACAGGCAAATACAGATTATTTAAAGATTTACAAGTAGAACCTACTACAACAGTAAACACAAGTGGAACAGGATATGCTGTAGCTACTTTAATAGCTAGTTTAGAAGGAAATGTTACTGGTGACTTAACAGGAGATGTGACAGGAGATGTAACTGGTAACCTAACTGGTAATGTAACAGGAGGTACTATTTCAGGAACTACAGGAACATTTAGTGGAAATGTAGATATTGATGGAACATTAGATGTAGATAATGTAATAAGTGTTGAAGGTTCTGGATTTGGTAGAGTAGAAGTAGGTGGAGCTTCAGGTGGTTATATAGATTTAAAAGCTCCTAATTCAGATGACTATGATTTAAGATTAATCACTAGTACTGGTGGTGCTGAATTATTATCTATAGATACATTAAAGTTTTATACAGGTTCAGGTACAGATTTAGCAATTACAATAGATGCTTCACAGGATGTTACATTTGAAGGCAATATAATACTTTCAGGAACAGTAGATGGTAGAGATGTTTCTACTGATGGAAGTAAATTAGATGGTATTGAAGCAGGAGCAGATGTAACTGATACTGCAAATGTAAGAAGTGCTGGTGCATTAATGGATGATGAGCTTACTAATATTTCAGCAGTAAAAGCTATAAACCAACAACTAACAACAACTAGCAATGTACAATTTACAAGTGTAACTTCTGACCTTACAGGAGATGTTACTGGGAATGCAGATACAGCAACAAAAATAGCTAGTATTACAAACAGTAATATTGTTCAATTAACAGATACACAAACATTAACTAATAAAACTATAGATGCAGACAATAATACTATTAGTGATTTAGAAGTTGATAATTTAAAAGCAGGAGTTTTGGATACTGATTTAACAAGTGTTTCTGCTTCAGATGATACATTAGCTTCTGCAAAAGCAATTAAAACTTATGTAGATAGTCAAGTAGGTGCTAATAACGAACTATCAGAAGTATTAGCAAACGGCAATACTACAGGAGGAACGGATATTAGTGTAAGTAGTGGAGATGATATTACTTTTGCAGATAATTCTATTGCTTTTTTTGGTTCTGGAAATGATTTTTATCAATATCACGATGGCACAAACTCTTATATTAAAAATTATACTGGTGATTTAATTATTGAACAAAATACTAATGATAAGGATATAATATTTAAGTCAGATGATGGTAGTGGAGGAGTTGCTACTTATTTTCAAGCTGATGGTTCAACAGGAGCAATTAATTTATATCATTATGGTTCTAAAAAGTTTGAAACAACAAGTACAGGTGTTACTGTTACAGGTGGTGGAACTTTTACAGGAGATGTTAATGTAGGTGCAAATACAAATGCTACAAGAAAAATAGAATTATCAGGGGGTAGAGCAGTTTATGAATATGACACAACAAAAGGAACATCAGGCGCTATTGTAATTCAAGGTAGTGCTAATAAAGAAATTCATTTTGAAACTACTGCTGATACACCAGATATGATAATAGACAGTTCTGGAAATGTAGGAATAGGAACAGATTCTCCTGATACTAAATTAGAAATTGTAGGAAACAATCCTATTTTAACTATAAGAGATTCTGATACCTCTTCCTCGACCGCAACGTCAACTATAAGGTTTGCAGAGTCGAATGCAAGTGATACTTTAGGTAATTATTGGGACGTTGGATATTCACCAGTTAATCTGTTAAATTTTGATTTTAATGGCAGTACCAAAATAACTATTAACTCTTCAGGAAACGTAGGAATCGGGACAACATCGCCAGATTCAAAACTTGACGTTACTGGTGGAGATATTACAGTAAACACTACTGGTACTGGATTTATGAATTTTAAATATAGTGGCTCACAAAAGGGTACTATTGGAACAGATGGTATAGATTTAAAAATAACAGCGAATGCAGATTTACAACTACTACCTGCTAGTAACGTAGGAATTAATACGGCATCTCCAGAAGAAAAACTACACGTTATTGGTAGTACTCTTATTAGTAATAATGAATTTTATAAAGTCGAAAATACAACTGGTACAAATTATAAAATAGCTGGTTTAACAAATGGTAATGAAGTACAAATTGGTGCTATAGATTACACTACTGCAGGAACTATTTTTGCTGGAGGAGATAATATAAGTATTACTACAGGAGGTGCTTCTGGTACAAGTAGAATAAAGATAGATTCTACAGGAAATGTTGGAATAAATAACACAAACCCAACATACAAGCTAGATGTAGCTATGACATCAGGAAATCACATTGCTAGATTTGCACATTCTGTTTCTACTGGTTATGCTCCAGCTTCTATACTTTTACAAGCTAGTCAATCATCAAGTAGAGGTCAAGGTATGTATTATTATAATACAGAAGCAGATGAAAACTGGTTTGTTGGTATTCCTTATAATGTAAATAGCAGAAAATGGATTGTTGCTAATAAATATGCAACTGATGTACAAATTGATACAGCACAACTTACACACGCATTATTAACTGTTGATTCTGATACAGGCAATACAGGAATCGGAACTACATCGCCTAGTTCTTTATTGCACATACAAGGTTCTACATACAATAGAGTTCAAACATATTTTGATGGCGATTATACAAGTGGATTCAAGTTTTCTGATTTAAATGGTGGTATTTGGTATGATGCTGGAGCAGATGATTTGATTCTTAATAGTGGTCATGCTAATAGCCAGATGATATTTAACACAGGTGGTTCAGAAAGTGTTAGGATAGATAAAGATGGTCGAGTAGGTATTGGAATAACACCAAATGCATTTTTTTCTGGTGTAGAAGTTTTACAGCTTGGTAAAGGTATGACTTTAATGGGTAATGCAAATGATGATAGGGCAGCTATGATGTCTAATTTATATCTTGATGCAAATACTGCTTATAGATATGTAATGGATGGTTTAGCAGCTCAAGTTGCTATTGAAGATGGAAATATATTTTTAAGAACTGCTACATCAGGAACTGCAGGTTCAGTTGCAACTTTAACAGAAAGAATGCGTATAACAAGTTCTGGAAACGTAACAATTGGAAATTCAACATACGGAAGTTCTTTAGGTCAATTAAGAATTATTAACGATGCAGCTTCAAGTCCTGCAAGTTTATCATTGTTTGGATATAATAATGTAGCTGATGGAGGAAATTATGCTTCAATAGATTTAGCTATGCAAACATCTGGTACAGGTGGTAATGTAGTTGCTTCTATAAAAGGTTTAGCTCAAGGAACAGGAGAAAACGCATCTAATTTAGCTTTTTACACTAAACCAGCAAGTGGTTTGATAGAAGAAAGAATGCGTATTGATAGTTCTGGAAACGTAGGAATTGGAGAAACAAGCCCTGATAGAAAACTACATGTAAATTCTGGTAGTACAAATATAGTTGCAACATTTGAATCAACAGATGCAACAGCAGCTATATCTTTACAAGATA